GAAACTAATGCATACTTCAGACGAAGGCTTCGAGCTTATAAAAAAATTTGAAGGCTGTGAGCTTGAGGCATATAAATGTGCTGCGGGGGTTTGGACTATAGGATATGGCCATACCAAAGATGTACAAGAAGGTGATAAGTGGACTGAAGAAAAAGCAGACTTTATGTTATGGCGTGAGCTTGATGACGAGTATGAACATTATGTTAATTCATTAGTAACTGTTCCGATGAATCAATCCCAATTCGATGCTTTGGTTTCTTGGACATACAACTTAGGACCAAATAATTTAAAAAAATCTAGCATGCTTAGAGTTTTAAATGAAGGTAAATATGATGAGGTTCCTGCTCAAATGAAAAGGTGGAACAAAGCAAAAGGCAAAGTTTTAGCTGGTCTTACAAGAAGAAGAGAGGCTGAAGCTTTGATGTTTGAGGGTAAAAGCTGGGAACACATATAAAATGGGTTTACAAAAAACATTATTCAAACCAGGCATCAACAGAGAAGGAACTGACTATAGTAATGAAGGCGGTTGGTTTGATTCTAACTTAGTAAGATTTAGACAAGGCCTTCCTGAAAAATTTGGCGGCTGGGCAAAAGAAAACCTTAATACTTTTTTAGGAACTTGTAGAGCTTTGCATTCTTGGGTTTCTTTGGGTGGAACTAAATATTTAGGACTCGGTACAACTTGGAAATATTATATAGAAGAAGGCTCTACTTTTAATGATGTTACACCAATAAGATCTACAACAAGCGCTGGAGATGTTACCTTTGCTAAAGTTGGCAACGGAGACGCGACAATTACTGTCGCTGATACAGCTCATGGGGCTGTAGCAAATGACTTTGTAACTTTTTCTGGAGCAGCGTCTCTTGGCGGTAATATTACTGCTACAGTTCTTAATCAAGAATATCAAATAGCTACAATAGTAAATGCTAACTCTTATACAATAGAAGCCAAAGACACTAACGGCGATCCAGTATTGGCTGCGGCTGGAGATAGCGGTAATGGTGGAGGTTCTACGGTTGGAACTTACCAAATAAATGTAGGTCTTGATGTTTACGTTCCTGGAACTGGGTGGGGGCTAAATGGATGGGGCGAAGGAACTTTTGGTTCTGTTACTGCTTTATCTGTTACCAATCAGTTAAGACTTTGGACTCATGACAACTTCGGCGAAAACTTAATTATGAATGTTAGGGGTGGCGGCATTTATCAGTGGACTGAAAACAATGGCGTTACAACAAGAGCCGTTGACATGTCTGGAATATCTGGTGCTAATTTAGTGCCTACGGTTGGTTTGCAGGTGATTACTTCAGAAATTGACAGACATTTAATTGTTTTGGGCGCTGACCCAATTAATGATGCAGGCTCAGCTAGAACAGGAACAGTTGACCCTATGCTAATTGCTTTTTCCGATCAAGAAAACAATTTAGACTTTGAGCCAACAATTACTAATACTGCTGGATCTTTAAGATTATCTTCTGGTTCTTCTATTATTGGAGCTGTTAAATCAAGACAAGAGGTATTGGTTTGGACTGATACTGCTTTATACAGCATGCAGTTTGTTGGACCACCTTTTACATTCTCGGTTAACTTAATTAACGAGGGTACTGGCTTGGTAGGGCCAAAAGCCGCAACAACAGCTACTTCTGCTGTTTACTGGATGGGATACAACAACTTTTACGCTTATAACGGTAGCGTGCAAACTTTGCCTTGCAGCGTTCATAATTACGTATTCAACGATATTAACCTTACGCAATCTTTTAAAGTTAACGCTTTTACAATTGCTGATAAAAACGAAGTGGGTTGGTTCTATTGCTCTGCTTCAAGCAACGAAATAGACAGATATGTTATTTATAATTATGCAGAACAAACTTGGGTGTATGGCCAATTAAGCAGAACTGCTTGGCTAGATGCTGGGATAGAAAATTTTCCTAGAGCAGTTAGTAATGGGTACTTGTATCAACAAGAACTAGGCTTTGACGATGATGGCTCGCCGATGACAAATGTGTTTATTGAAAGTTCTGATTTTGATATAGGTGATGGCGAACAGTTTACTTTTATTAGAAGAATCATACCCGACTTTAAATTTATCCAAAATGCCAACGAAAATGGCTCAGTCAATATTGTTGTAAAAACAAGAAATTTTCCTGGAGATTCTTTAACAACCAACTCTACTAGCGCTATACAAGCCAATACTCAACAAGCTTACGTTAGAGGCCGAGCAAGACAAATGGTTCTTAGGTTTGAATCAGATGATGATGCTGAAAATAACGGTAATTTAGGAATTGGCTGGAGACTCGGCGCAACAAGAATAGATATCAGAACTGACGGAAGGAGATGAGCAAGCTACTTCCAACTCAGCTCCCGCAAGCGCAAGGAGAGGGCGTTACTTCTTCTACTTTTAATAGACTTATAAGAATTTTAGAGATAAACTTAGGAGCAGTAGACCCTGATAATACTTTGCAATTATCAACTACTCAACGTGATAAGTTAAATTTTAATCTTGGCACGCTAATCTTTAATACAACAACCCAAGTGTTGCAAGTATTTAACGGGACTGAGTTTATTGATTTAATGGATGAACCCAACCCTCAAGGATACGAAGCCCAAGGTTTACTGGGTAGTATTTCGGTAAAAACAAACGGAAATATTACAATAACCTTGTAAAATAATAATATAACATATGGAACAAGGTATGCTTGCAGAACAATTAGAACAAGATTATCAACTAAAAAATCTTCTTTTAGCCTATCCTAATGATTGGTTTATTGAGCCAAGAACTCTAGACAAAACCAAAGTTTCTCTTCCAAGCTTATTAAATTTTTACAAATCAGAGGGTACTCAAGACTTAGCGCCAGTACCAATACAAGAAATTATCAAAGAAACGCTTAAAGATGTTTATACCATTCCTTTATTTTCTAAAACATTCTGCGATTTATTAGTAGATGAAATGAAAAGTTTAGAGTCTTTTTACGGCTTTGAACCCAATCCTGGCGAAGATAAATTAAGACAAATACCAGAAATAGTATTGCAAGAACGCTGTCCTGATATATACAATTCTTTATTAGAAATAGTTTTTTCAGTTGTTAATCCTATTTTATTAAGCATTTGGAATCGTCACGTAACAGGCGGAGGCATCCAAATAGCAAACTATAATTTAAAAGATAAAAAACAAGGTGCTTGGCATCACGACGCTAGCGCAGATATAAGTATTGTTGTTCCTTTAAATACAGGTGAATATGAAGGTGGTGGAACAGAATTTTTAAACCGAGGCATTGTTGATCCCATCCCAACAGGAAATGCTTTGATATTTCCAAGCTTTACGCATATGCACCGAGGCTTACCAGTAAAAAGTGGCAATCGCTATTTATTAGTTTTTTGGTTAACATGTGATGAAGAAGAGAGTAAAATTTAAATATGATTATTGATAATTCAGGAACAGGTATAGCAAGTTTAGGTAGGGATGAAGATCGCTTTGTAGCACACGTTGCTCCAGGCGAAAGGGTTGTCCCTCCAGTAATAAGCGCTGATACGCAAGCAAGATTAAGCAGAGAAATGATGGCGGCTGGATTAGATCCAGATGAGTATATTGTAGGTCCGAATATGAGTATCAACCCGATTACAGGGCACCCTGAGTTTGGTTGGTTCAAGAAAACTTTTAAATCCTTAAAAAAAGTAGCTAAAAAAGTTGCTCCTGTAGCGATGTTTATTCCTGGCGTAGGTCAGGCTTTAGGCGCTGTAGGCGGATCTTTGTTAGGTAAAGTTGGTCTAGGCAACGTAGCCAGCGGTATTGGTAGTTTAGCTTCTAAGGTAGGTCTTAGCGGAGTTGGAAATGCTATTACAGCAGGTTCTGGTGGAACTTTAGGACAAGCTCTTACGTTTGGTAAAGGCGCAATTAAATCTGGAATAGGAAGTTTATTTACTCCTAAAGGTATGATGGGCCAAGCGATGCAGGGCGGTATGATGCCTCCGCAACAAATGCCAGGTGGTTACATGCCTCAACAACAACAATATTACGGTGGCGGATTTATGCCGACTTTTGGCTATTCTCCTGGTTATCAACAACAACAGCCTCAACAACAGGGAGGTAGTTTTTTTAGAGATAAGATAATGGACGACATACTAGGATTTGATCCTGGTGGACCAGCGGGCGGAAAAGGTATTTATGGAATTTTTGGAAACAGAGACAAAGAAGGAGGTTTGTTTACCAGAGAAGGTGGCGGACTTAATGCTTTAGGCGCAGGTGGGCTTGGAGCTTTATTAGCTAAAATGACTTATGACTCAGCCAAAGGCAGAATGGGTGGTTTAGCTGAAACTCCAGCAGTAACAATGGATCAATTAGGTAGATACCAATTATCTAAAGCTTTAGGTACAGGTGGAAGCAGAGAAGAGTTTGGACTTGCTCCAGCCCCAGAAGCGTTAGACTTTAGCCGAGTAGGAGCAGCAAACGGCGGTCCTATGGAAAGACAATATTTTAATCAAGGCGGTTTGGCTATGATTGGCGAGCTTGATATGCGCGAAGGTGGCGAATCAGAAGGACCAGGGACTGGAACTTCAGACGATATACCAGCGATGTTAAGTGATGGTGAGTTTGTAATGACAGCCAAAGCCACACGTGGCGCAGGCGCATTTGATCTTAACAAAACCCCATCTGGTATTGAACTTGTTAAAAGCGGTGATGCTTCGCGTGAAGAAGGCGTGAAAAATATGCGAGAATTAATGAATATTTTTGAGGCAATATAATGGCTGAACAAATATTACCAGTTCTTTCTAATTTAAAAAGACAAGAAGTTATTTCTGATCCAGCGGTTAGAGAGCTTTATTTTGGCTCTACCGATACTCCAGGATTAATCGCTCAAGCAACCGCGGCGGCTCAAAAATCATTTTTAGACCAACCTGCAATTTTACAACAAACAGCAGGATTAACAGGTAACGAACAAAGGGCAAGACAACTTGCTCAGTCTGGTATTGGGTCTTATCAACCATTTTTAGATAGGCAAGAAAGCTTAATTGGTCAAGGAATATCTGATTTAGGACAACAAAGAGGTTTATTAGGCGAAGCTTTGGGTGGATATAGATCTGCTTACGGCATGCAACAACCCTACTTTGGACAAGCCGAAGGACAATTAGGTTCAGGTTTAACCAATCTTTTTGGTAGTTTGGGATACGGCGGGCCATCAGCTAGACAGCTTCTTGGTCAATCTTTACAAGGCTACGATCCAAGAATGGCAGGCCAGTTTTACAATCCATTTGAACAACAAGTGGTTGACCAAACAATTCAAGACGTTTTAAAAGCTGGGGAAATGCAGGACATCCAACAAAGGGCATCCGACATTTCTCGAGGTGGCGAATCAGCGTTTGGTTCAAGAGCTAGATTAACAGCGCAAGAAAGACAAGAATCTTTAGGCAGAGGTCTAGGTGACGTTTTAAGCAAAATTAGATCTGGCGGATTTAATACTGCTCAACAAAGAGCTTTGCAAGAACTTGAAAACAGGAGAGCTGGCGCAAGATCTGGAGCTCAGCTAGAAGCTGGGTTTGGCGGAACTCAATCAGCGGCTCAAAGACAATATGCTCAAGACTTGATGGGGCTAGGTCAAGGTAGATCAGCCGCAGCTAGACAGCTAGCTGGCGATATAACAGGTGTAGGCTCTGGCATTGCTGGGATTGGTTCTAACTTAGCAGGATATGGATCTCAGCTAGGTCAACTAGGAGCAACTCAACAACAATTAAGAGGTCAAGATATTGGAACTCTAAATACTCTTGGAGCAACAGAAAGAGGAATTGAAGAGCAAAGACTTGCTAGACAATACGCTCAACAACAGCAAACAAGAATGGCTCCGACCCAAGCAACATCTTATTTACAAAGTTTTGCTCCTAAATATCAAGGAAGTCAAACTCAAATTGGTAAAACTTATTCAGAGCCTAGAGATCCATTTGCGATGGGTCTGGGAACATTTATGAGCACTTATGCTGCTTTAAACCCAAACCAACCGCAAGGAGCTCCGCAAACAAATATATATAATGCTCCTCCGAATAATCAAGCAACAAATCAAAATGTAGGAATGATGCCAACATATGGTTATCAACAACCTGCATATGGAGGATACCCTCAACAACCATATGGATACCCGCAACAACCCCAGGGAGGCTACCCACCTCCGCAAGGCGGCGGATACATTTAAGGAGAAACTATGAATGTTCTTCAAAGAAAAATGTTTGCAAATGGCAACGTAGCTACTAGCAATCCAGTAGAGGGAGATCCAGTAAACCAAAATTCTAATTTAATACCCATTATCGAAAGTTTAATTTCTCAAGGGTACAATCCAGCTCAAATAAAAAACGCTTACCCAGCTGCTTCTTACGGATTAATTGAGCAAATTGCTCAACAAATGGGTGGACTTATAAATCCAGGGGTAGAGAATAGACCTACAAGGACAGCTCCCCAAGCTGTAACAGAAAGTCAGGTTGGACAATTTTTAAATCAATTACCAATAGACGAAACAATTGTTACTGGATCTGGTCAAGGCTTATCTTTTAATCAACCAGATTCAACAATTTCTGATTTAAGCATTCCAACAGGCGTAACATCTTCTCAAGAAATATCTGCAATTGCTCAACAAATTCAAGATTTAAAATCTGAAAGAGAAAGAATTGCAACAATACCTGGGTTTGAAAAAATTGGTAGAACGATACGAGGCTCCCTGGGAATGGATGTTTCTGATGACAGAAGAACTAATATTTTAAGTCAAATCGACCAACAAATAGCTTCTTTGTCAAATCAATTACAAGAAAGTATGCAACAACCAATTAGAACAGAAGAGGTTAGCCCAAGCTTAGATATGAAGCCTGAAGTTTCAATTCCAGGTTTACCGAGCGATCAAGAAATTACAGGTTCAGAAACAGTAGCAACAGTTAGCGAAAGTGGGTTGAAACCAAATCAATATAGAAATAGTCAAGGCAAGATTATTAATATTGACCCAGCAAAATTTGCAAATCAACTAGAATCAGAAGATTCCAGAATAATAGGTGGATTATTGTTGAATCCAAATGTTGAGTATGGTTCAAACCTTGCTGCAATTGTTGAAAAAATAGCTAGAAGAAGATCTTCTACACTTGTTCCAGAAGAGCAAATAGGTATAGGGCAAGACATTCAAGGTTTAAATCCAGCAGATGTTTTGCAATCTGGAGCAAAGTTTGGAGTAGATGTTGCTAAAGAAGGAATAGAATCTTTGTTTAATATTGCCAGGGCTCCATTTACAGATCCTACCATTGCAGGATTTTTTTCTAGAGACAGAGCCAAAGAGTTAAGAGAGTCAGGAGCTGGCGATAGGGTTAATTTATTTGAAACTGGTTTAGATGAAGTAAATTTAAACAACCCATTTAGAGCGGGGCAAGCCCTTGTTACGGGGGGTTTTGACGAATATTTTAAAACTGGGGGAGAAAGGCCAGAAACTTTAGATGAAATTGTTGCTGAATCATCAACAGGAGTCGATGATCCAATACAAAAAGAATTAGATGAAGCTGCTCAAACAAGCGGCAAAGGAACAGAGGTTATAACTGATGAAACCAAAGAAGGCGAAAGTGGCGATGCTGGAGAACCAGCTGATAGTGCGGATGTAGCCTCAGCCACAGCCAATAAAGAAGGCGGAGCTGGTATTGCTCAAGGCGATGTCGAAGGCGATATCGGAACATCTTTAGACGATGATGATGCTGCGGCAACTTCTGTTGCGATATATAACGATCCAGATGTAATTAGATTGATGAGAAATCTTGCTAAAGGAATAGCTGTTAAAGGTAATGTAGGCGAAGGATTTGAAATTGGTGCAGCAGGAGCTGCGGCTGAAAGAGAAGCCGAGGCTGTATTAGAAAAAGAAAGAGAAGCAAAAATAGATGCAGAAAATATTAAAGCTTCTGGCCCAAGAAAACCCGAAACAATAAAACTGGTTAAAGATGCTAAAACTAATATTGTTAAACAATATAACCAATATAGAGAAGCTGATTCTACAGTTAGACTAGCAGAATCTGTAAAAGATTACATTCAAAATGGCGATATACAAAGCATGGCAGCAAGACTGGGTGTTGCAAAAGATAGGCTATACACTCTTGCTGGACTAGGCCCAGATGTAAATGAAGTAGATCCAAGGGAAAGAGCTCAAATTGCTTTAACAATTTTAAGACAAAAAAACATTAAACAAATATTAAATGAAGGCGGAAAAAATATTTCAAATGTTGACAGACAGGTTGCAAAAGATATTGCTGGTAATTTAGATGATCTTGATCTTCAGCAAACACCTGGCGGTTTAATTATAAGAATGGAAGAAACCATTCGCTCTGCTTCAGGCAAAAGAAATGATGCTAGGGCAATAGCGATTGGAGAGTATGATGCCTTACAAGAAACATCTCAAGGTGGATTATACGCAAGCGATTTAAATTTAGGGCAAGAGCTAATTGATTTTTTAGCAATGAGCAACCCCTTAACTTCAAGTTATTCAGGATCAGCAAGACCTTCTGGAGTTCCAGCTGGAGCCAATATTATAGATTTAAGACCGTCTCAGTAAAAATATGCAAGATTTTACAATTAAAGTTTCACCCGATACATTTGTTCGAGTTCAAGCGGAAAATGAAAAAGATGCTAGAGCTATTGTATTAGCTGAAATTGCAAAAAGAGAAGGATCAAAAGTTCACGATCAAGTTTTTTTTGATTACGATACTGGAATTAAAAATAAAACTTTAAGGGCAGAACTATCTACTGCTGAAATATTTAAAGATAAAGACGGCAAAATAGTTGACGAAAGAGAACACGTGCTAGAAAGACTGGTTGGGTCTAACGGTTTTACCAGAGATTCATCTGGGAAGCTGGCAATCACGCCAGAAGGTCAAAAAAGACTTGAGCTAAAACCTTCTGTTAAAAATATTGTTATTGACGAAAGAGCAGCAGGAACTGCTGGAGATTACGCCGACTTAACTGGATATGCAGGGCCTGTTTTCGGAGCTATTGCTTCTCTTGATCCAAGACTCAGACTTGCAAAATGGTTACAGCCATATGCTTTAAACAGCATTAGGGTAGCCAGATCTTTAATTGCTGGAGCTGGTACAGCTGCTGGTAAAGGAGTCGAAGAGGCTACTGAAATAGCCAGAGGCACTCAATTACAAAACGAACAAGAAATTGCAAAACTTCTTAAAGATGAATTTTTGCTTGGAGCAGCAGCTCAAGGTGTTGGAGAAACTTTGGGTGGAGTTTTTCAAGCTTACTTTGGCAAAACTGCAACCGTTGGAAATCAAAGAGACGCTAATCTTTTGACCAGAGGTTTTGATTTAAAATATGTTAGACCTATTGATAGAGAAATAGCAAAAGCAAAAAACATTGTTGACCCAAATTATAAAGCACCTTTAAAAGATGTATTAAAAGCTTTAAAGAAAAAAAATATAAAACCAACTTTACCCAAAGGTGTTGTATCTCAAGCAGCGCTTGGATCATCTATTCGTTCTAGGGGTCAACAAATTGCAGAAATGGTGGGTGGCCCAGCAGCAAGAGAAAGCAAATCTAAAGCAAATTTACTAGCTTCAATCAGAGGTTTGTTTGAGGATATAGGCGCCAAAGGCGCAAGCATTGAAGACTTTATTGACAGTTCAGCAGCAGGCCAATTAGCAGCCAGCGAATTAAAAATTGTTAGAAATAATTTAGATAAAAATTTATTAGATGTAGATTTAAAAATAGATAAACTGCTTAGAACATTGGTTCAAGAAATGAACGGAGCAAAAAACTTGCCACCTGTTCAACGAAAAGCAATAGAAAAAGATTTGCAAGAATCTTTAAAAACTGTTTACGACACCTGGAGAACATCTAATAACAAAATGTATAACGCTGCTGAAAATGCAATAAACAAAGCAGACTTAGATCCAGCGTTAAGAAGAGCCAATAGAGCCTTTTCTCAAAAATTTAAAGAAGCATTAGATCAAGCTGAGCTTGACCACCCAACAATTAAAGCATCTGGTAGACCTTATACCCTGCTTAGAGAGTTGGTTAAAAAATCTGATGAGCCGACAAGAACCGTAGGTGGTAGAAAAGTTTTAGACAGAGTTGACGCAGAAACAGCCGAAAGAGCAGGCGGTCAACAAATTGATGAGTTTGCTGGTTTTCAAGAAGGTCAATTTGCAAGAGAAACAAAAAATGTTTTTGAAGATGTAGAAGGCGGAGTAGAATTTTTAAAACAACTACGATCAATTAGATACGATCTTAAAGCTCAACAAAACACGATGATTGCAGAGGGAAAAGCCAACACAGCAGCTTATAGCACGCTTAGATCTTTAACAAAAGATATAGATGATTATTTTACAGATCTTGGAAAGGGAAATGTTTTATTAGATGACGCTATAAAAAAAATAGGAAGAGGCAAACAAGCTACTTTTACAGTAGACGCTAAAGGAAATGCAAGATCTAAAAGGCTTGGCAGGGCTGCTATAACAGCCCTTAGCAAAGCAAATGATGATTACGCAAAAAATATTGGAAGATTTGATTCTGCAATTTTAAAAAGAATTACTGATGATGTTAAATTTAATGAAGGCCAAGGTAATATTGATGAATTGTTTGGTTTAGCTGTTAAAGAAAATAACGGACCAGAACTTAAAATGATATTAGACGCTGTTAATCCGAATCAAAGAGAAAAGTTTAGAGCTTACATGCAACAAGACTTGATGAAAAGATTATTTAACGAAAGTTTAACTGAAACAAAAATGTTAAATCCAGTTAAGTTTTCTCAAAATTTAAAAAGATATGGAAGCACTTTAAAGGTTTTGTTCGGTAATAAGTATGATACAAACATGGCTATATTGAGAGATATACAAGTATTAAAACCAAAACTTAGCAAAACAGATTTAAATAACTTTCTTAAAGCTGTAGATGAAAGGCCTGGAGATTTTACAATAACTAGACAGCCAAAAGAAAGAACCAGAATAAAAGGTCTAGGCCCTAACGTAGAGCCAGAACTTTTCCCAGGAGAAGAAGGTTTTGAAGAGTATGCAAAAGCTTATAACAAAAAATTGCAAGCTTCTAAAAGAGTTGAAACATATACTACCGAGCCTCAACTAGCGCCAGCTAATAAAATTTTAGAAGAAATGAAAGTTAAAGCTCAGCTTTTAGATGAAAAAGATTTTCTTGATAAGGCTAAATTTATGCAAGCTGTTGAGAATGAAACGCCAGAAACAATAGTAAAAAATATATTTAGGCCAAACTCAGCAGAAGAAATTAATTTGGTGAAAAATGAACTTCTAAGTCCAGAGGCTTTTGCTGCTGTTCAAGAAAACGCATTAGGGCAAATGATTTCAGAGGCTGTTAGCGTTGGTCAGTTAAGATCAACTGCAAGATTAACAGACATTTTCAAACCAGGAGTTTTATCTTCTGCTTTAGAATCTTACGGCGATGATACTTTGATAGCCATGTTTGGGAAAGAAACCCTGGATGGCTGGAAAGCTATTACCCAAAGTTTAGATCTTCAGGTTACTGCCACTAAAGGCGGCGCAGCTGGTGGTATTGTTGCAGGATTAATTGGTGCAAACGCATTAGATTTAGCTTTGATGCCTACAATTATAGGATTAAAAGTATTTTCTAACATTTTAGCAAACCCAACAGTTGTTAGGCTTTTATCAAGAACAGAGCCTGGTCCCATAATGCAAGTAGTAGACGCTTTTGAAAAATCTTTAAGATTTACTTTAGCTCAAGACTTTGCAAATGTTTCTGAAGAAACTGAAAGAAGAGCTTTTAAAGAATTGCAAAAAGTTAGAGAAGAGGTTGAATCAGAAGATAACAGCGAAGAGATGAATGCTTTAAAAGACCAAATACAACAAATACAAAGCATGACTCCACAACCGCCGAGAATAACATCAGCCAGCATACCAATACCAGAAGTTCAACCAGTTACACCAAGAACATCTGGAGTAATGAGTCAAAGTTTAGTAGGAACCAATCCTGCAAATATGGATATTGCTCAAAGACTAGCAAATTTAAGCTAACCCTTAATTAAATAAAGATCCCAGTTATTTCTTAACACTTCCAGCCATTCTTCAATTGGCATAACTGTTACCTTGTCGTTATCTTCATCCCACTCAGGATTAATTGCATACAAAGGTACGCATACCCGAATAGGTTTACGATTGTATTTAAAAATTAAAACGGGGATACGGCCGTCCGTCGATTTACAGACTTGATCCCACCATCCTTGTTGATACCAATCCCCTTCTTTATAAAACTTGCACTCTACAGCGTGATGAGGAATATTTATATCGCAAAGATCTTTAGATTGGTATTGGTCTAGATTACGCTTACAAACGTAGTCAATACCTTCAGATTTAAAAAATTCGTTTAATATTTTAGCAACGTCTCTTTCAAACGTCGCTCCTTTGGTTCTTGAGTTGATCGGCATTCTTCTTCTCCTTTAAGGTTCTTTCTTTCATTAGTAACTCTAGCTCATGCCAGCGATACATTCTTTTATTTATATGGTCCCAAAACCACCCTTTATGGTCATAAAGTTTTTTTGTTGGGTCTTCCATTATTTATCTTTTTTATAATTGTTTACTAGCCCCATTTCCTCTCTATCAAAACCTAACGGATGAGGGGATAAACACTCTAACTCATCCTTACTAAAGTGAATGTAAGGTTCTGAATCTTCTTCATAAATAGGTTCTGCAATTGTACCAAACCTTACATCGTATATGTGATCCCTTTTCCAAGTATGACTGTAAACGCTGTCCGTCATTGCATAAACAATTACAAACGGTTGATTGGTTGCTAAAGATAAGGCCGAGCCCATCCTTAACTTGCTGGCAGAAAGTAATAAGGTGTCATACTTTGTAATACCGAAAGTTCTGCATTTAACCTCCAGCCAAAAAGAAACTTCTTTTGATTCGCACCAATAATCTAGACCATAACTAACTGGTAGTTTATGGCATCTAACATTCCAAAGGCCCTCTATAAAACCAGCTACACGTTCTTCGCGTTTCTGGTCATTAATGTTTTCCATTTTTGGTTTTGGTTTATCCATTAAGCTCTCCCTTTTTAAATACAATACGAACACAATATTTGCGAATAATTGCAACAAGTGTAAATACTGTTGTTTGAATAATAGAGGTTGTTAACAAGCTGGCATTAAAATAATTGCACATGTTAAGAACAAAAAAAGATAAAGGCAAAGCTATTACCACACCAACAGCTACATCGCTGAGACTTTCTCTTAAAGCCAGCCTATCAATCTTCATTGAAAAATTCTGGATCAATCGCAACAATACGTTTGGTTGGCCGTCCAGTTCCTTTTGCTCTTAAATCTTTTTCTTGTATCTCCCCTGAGTTTTTTAATCTTTCGATAATTTCTTTTACTTCGTATGACTTCATTGATCTAAATATTTCACGTCTATCAATATCACGTTTGCTTATACCCCATTCTCCTTGCGATCTAATAAAGCTAAGTATTTGTTTAATACGCCCTTCCATTTCAGAACCTGCAACTTTATCTTTACAGCTTTCAATTAACACTTGATCGTAGTAATAAACATAATCAATAGCCCATTGAGTAATATCGCCTTTAATAGTTTTGGCTTTGCGATCATCTGCCAAGGCTCCAATCAAAGCTAGTCGCATAGCCTTTTCTCTTGTTCTTGATAACAAAACTTCTAAACCTTCTTTCTCTAAAGCATTTTGTTGGTCCACTAATCTGTAAGCCAAACTATCAAGCAAAGCATTTGAATCATCGTCAAACTTCAGCACTCTTTGTTTAAAATCTAGCTCAGCATTGTCTCTAGATATTTGCTCCATTTCATTGTCAACCTGTCTTACATGCGAAACCCAATCGTAGGTCGATTGCGGAGGCTCAACAAAAGAAACCATTTTGCCAACGGTTCTTGGCACGTGAGACTCAACGACAATAAATCTATTTAAGAAACCGTCTACAATACGACCTGTTGATAAAGCACCATAAAAGTTTTTAGGCACACTCATACCGACCAAGGTAATCGCAGGTTTAATCGTTGACCTATCCAACACTTCTTTTTGTTGTTTGTTGGTTAGAGTCATCATTGAATAATTATCTGGTCTTAAAACACCATGACATCTTCCCCAAGTCTCCATAAGTATTTGTAATGCGTCTTCTTTGTTTGAGTTAGAAGATTTAGATATGCTTTCTAATCTTTTACCAAACTCATCCATTACAGTTATGTGGGTTGGTTTATATCTAAGTAAACTATAAATAGCACCACTTGATGTATAGCCGTCTCCTGCCATTAAATCGCTGTACTCTGCATGATCTAAAATAGTTTCAATAACCGTCTTAACATTTTCTTTGCCTTGCCCAGACTTAGCGATACACATAAAAAATAAAGACGCAAAGTTATTCATATTGGTTCTATACATTCTGCCCAAGGCTACTGAACCCAAAGACAAAGCTGCTTGCATGCTGATAGCTGGTTGAGATATATGCGCTATCTGTTCAGAGTATTCGTAGATATCTTTTAATACCCCTGGAGGAGAGAAAAGATTGACAGGCTCATTTACATTCTTGGTTGTTGATATATAAGCTGGAGCTTGTTGGTTTTTTCTGTCATGAGTTTTTTGTATTGAATTAACTGTTGTAGATATTTCACTTGCTGATAAGGGAGGGGTATTTTGTTCGTTCCAAGACTGAACAAAAAACTCTGTAAACTCTGTATTTAAACCTTTAGCTATTAAATAGCCAGCTAATCTAGCGGCTTGGTCATTTCTACCACCTTCTGATATACCATCGATAGATAAAGGCGCAGCTATTGGTTTGCCGTTAACCTTTTCAACTCCAGTTATTTTTACCCATAACTCTTGAGTTAGATTTGGCAAGTCATCAATATCGTTTAGATCCCAATCATCAATTCTTGTAGGGGTATAGATAGCACCTGTTGCATGAATATTATGCGGAGCAACAATCAAACCCCCGACACCCCTAATATCAATTAGCTTGGCTGGGTCATAGCCTTCAGTTCTTTTGGCTACCCAAGTAGTAAAGTTTTCTGGATTGTTGTAATAGTAATGAACCCCTTTTCCTGTCGCTACTTTAAAAGGTGTTACTGGTAAGTTGGCCTCACACCAATTTACCGCTTCAGGTGTATCTGCATCTATAACAATAAACTTGCCACAGACTAAAGCGACGACTAAATCATCTCGCCCTTTAAACCATTTCTCTATTTCTTCCGTCGTCGGCTGTCGCTCTTGGAATTTTTGCCACCCCCCTAATTCTTTGGGCGGAACTTTATTATGTCTATGGAGTGGTACTACACTTATTCCATATTCTGCATAAGCCAGAGCTAAGTCCAACGCAGAGTCTTGCGCTGTTACTTGTAAATTGAACACTCTTAACTTTCACTACTTTCTTCAATAGGACCAAAGATAGACTCGAAGTCTAGCTTACCGCCAGATGCTTTAATAATTTTTTTAGCTTGTTTAATTGAAGGTTGTCTTAAACCATACCTCCAAGCTTTGGTTGATGCTGCTGAGCAGTCAAATAATTCTGCCGCAGGCTCTGTTCCAATAAATTCTATATACTTTTTTAAAGTTATTCTTTGCACTTCCCTCTCCTTATGTTCAGGTTCTAGATTTTTCTGTTTAAATGATTTAAGCTCTTCATTGGTTAGGTTTTTCAACCTCCAGAGATAATTCACTCTCCATTGATTTTGGTCTACTTCTCTCATTTTACATTCCGTTAAATATTTAATGTTCACACATTGTAATTCATATTAAAATAAATTAAAATAGTATTTTTAAATAAAACGGAGAAGATTAAATGTCTGATATTTTAAGTAGAATTGTAAGTCCTAGCGAATTGGTAGAAAACCAAGGCGCTAAGATTTTAATGTATGGTGCATCTGGAGCTGGTAAAACAACGACATGTGCAACTGCTCCTGGAAAAACTTTAATCATTAGTATGGAAGCTGGTTTATTATCTATTAAAGATGCAAACAATGTTACTGCTATTGAAGTTAAAGAAGCTTCAGAGATTGAGGAGATTGCTGCAATGCTTGAAAGCGGACAGCTTGATTACGATACTGTCTGTTTGGACAGCGTAACCGAGATGTCTGAGCTTTTACTAGCACAAGAAAAAGCAAGGTCCAAAGATCCTCGACAAGCATATGGTGAGGTCATTACTGTAATGACAAGAACCATGCGTAGATTTAGAGATCTTAAAATGCACGTTATCTTTGTTGCTAAAGAAGATAAATTACGCGACGAATCAACAGGTATGTTTCATTATCAACCTATGATGGTTGGTGCTAAACTACCTACCCAAATTCCTTACTTCTTTGATGAAGTGTTATGTCTTAGGACTTTCACCGAAGAAAATGATGAAGGGAAAAAAGTAACCAATCGTTGGTTGCAAACAGTTCTTGGCGATAACTATATTGCTAAGGATAGGAGTGGCAAGCTAGATTCTTTTGAAGAGCCTAACTTGACATATATTATTAATAAACTTGGATTTTCAAAAGGAGAAAAATAATGAGCGATTTTGCAGACGTCAAGTTTGATTTTGAAGCGAGTAGTAGTAACGATTCACCTACTATTCCAGAAGGGGACTATCTAACAGAGATAAGCGCATGCGAGAAGACAACTTCCGCCGCTGGCAATGAGTATCTTAAGTTAGAAGTCAAAGTATGCGGCGATAAGTACAAAGGCTGGATTGCTAGAGACAATCTAAACCTTTGGTACACTAACTCTGATTCTGAGAAACAGGAGATGGTTAGAGAGATAGCCTCTAGAAAGTTTTCTAGTTTGGTTAAAGCTGTAGGAAGAAAAGACAACCCGCCTGCTAACGCTGGCGAACTGGTTGGTAATAAAGTGATATGTGCTTTTGGTATTGAAAAAAGCAAAAATCCTGATTACCCTGATGATAAAAATATTATCAAGGCTTTTAAACCATTGGAAAAGATGTCGCCTAAACAAGCAGACGACACTCCAGCTTGGGTAACAGAAGGAACTTCTGAAGCCAAAGCTCCAGCTAAACCGAGCTTGTAATTATAGGGTGTTGCTAGGGCGCCTAAAGGGTATTATCTCCCCCCATTTAGATACTTATATACCTACCTAGCACTTTAATGAATGGTTAGACTAATGTGATGAGAAGGATCTATCTCGCTAACATCTAGAATTTTTCCAAATGTATAATCAGAGCTTTCTTCCATAGAGCGCAGCAAAGCAAATAGCTCTGCGGTATCAGAGTTTCTGGCCTGTAAAACAACCATATGAAGGTTGCTGTCTATTTCATAAACGCACAGGTATTGAGGAATGCTAGGAAATAACATACCTATAATCCTAGCATAATTTTTATTGATCGTTGACGTACAGAGCAATCATTGCATAGTGAATGATTTTAAGAAGCTCCTTTTTCTTATCGTCTTTTTTGCCATAGCGCATGGCATACTTCATTATATTGCCAATACAAAAACCTTCGCCAAAACCAGCATCTACAATCATATCTGTTGCTTGATACTTACCTTTGGCATAGTGCTGATCGTAGGTGCTGTCTATATAATCTTTTAGCTCAGCAAGAGATACGTCTTCTCTAAATTTGTAAGCTGGCACGATTATAAAGTTAGGGTAACGATATTCGGCGAGTTATAAACGGATAGATGGCCACCTTCTGAATGATTTTTGTACAGCTCCAAGAAGCCTTCCATCTTTTCCCAGCCAAGATTCATTTGTTCTTCTGAGATAATAAATACTTTAGATGCGTATGGGTAGACCTTCTCTTGCGCTACAAAAACAAACTCATCTAATTTAAAGCCAGCTTTCTCCATACCTCTGCGATACCAAGCAGCCTGCATATCATAGCCATACTTTTTAACCGAATAAGCAAACTCTACTGGATCACATGATTGGGTGGTCTTGTAGTCCACTACACATATGGCGTTGTCTGGGTATGGGCTTTGGACTGGCGGACAGATAACATCTGGTCGGCACTTACAAAGAACCTCGCCTTCATACCAATAGAAGCTAGCCTCTGCTACCTTGCCTTCAGCGTTAAGGTAGATGTTGCCTTCTTCAATCATATGCTCCTTCATACCTTTAATTGCTGTCATTTCAGCTTCTTTAATAACTGTTAGGCCGCGCTCCTCATACTCTTTTTTCAGTTCTTTGTTGGCATTGGTATATGGAGAACCCATAACAACTGCGACTGTTTGGTTGAAAGCTTCTTCACCCTCTACCAGTAAAGCATGGGCCGCTGTACCAAAGTTCATTGCAGGGGTTGTCTCTTGTACCCTCTCTATTGCATGCAGTTGCGATTTGCCAAAGGCTCTAATCTTACTGCTACTAATTCCAACACCCGCATGGTAAACAGGGTTAGGTATATCTGAGAACACCAGGGTGTCGCCCTTTTGCTCAGACTCAAACTCTTTTAGTTCTTCTATTATCATATTCATACTCCAAAATCATCGTTTGCACGACACTATCATTTAGCATTGGCTTTGGCCAATACCGCAACTTGTTGTATAAGTTTAGCATGTTGTCTTCAAAAGACAGTCGCTTGTTATACACAGGGTTTCCTATCGAATCCCAAAAATCTTCTATTTGTTCTAAGGTATCTCTACCACCGCCAACATATTTTAATTCTGCTTCTGTATAGTCATAAGGTATAAACATAAAATCTCCCGTCTCTTTCCTAAATGGGTAACAACGTGTTGGCTTACCTATCTGCATAAATATGATTGACGATATTAGGGAACTTACCCGAATAATCGACTTTAATTAAATCTGGCTTGTTAACTTCCGTTTGTCTAAACAAAGCCTCATCTACTGTAGAAGGTGGGGATCTTCGCAAACTATCACCACTTACCATTTTGTTCCACCAAGCCACAGCTTTCTCTCTTGCATAACCCGAATGCTCAAAGCAGATGTACTCACTAATAATCTTATTGGGCGTCTTGTAGCTGACCTTTAATACAGGCAACGGCTTGCCTTGTTTCTGATGATTACCAAACCACATGTTGATAACCTTGGTATCGTAGCGTTCTTTCTTGGCTGTTTTAGAAATAATATCTAACTTAGATGCGACCAGCTCTAGCTCTAGCTTACGCATAGGATAGACATACCCACAATCTGGACAGGTAGTTACAGCTTTAGGTACATATGACTTACACTCTGGACAGCTCTTGACCAGGGCTTCACCTGTCTTTTTGCGCTTGCCTTTTTGGTTGGGCGCTATTTGATTGATAGGACCATGACGCTCAATATTCTTGGCAAAGTCTAAAATCAAACAATCTTTCTTGCCCTCTGCTATACGCATGCCCCTACCCATCATTTGCACATATAAGCCTGGTGAATGTGTAGGTCGAAGCATTATAATTAAATCTGTATTTGGCGCATCAAAACCTGTTGTTAAAACATCGCAATTAACCAAAGCTCTAATCTCTCCCTTTTTATAATCAGCTATTAACTTATCTCTTTGCAGTTGATTGGTATCTCCCGTCACCACTCGAGAGGCTATATTGTTAGCGTTCAAAATGCCGCTAACCATTTCTGCATGATTGATACCAGCACAAAAGATTAACCATTGTTTTCTGTTTGCGCCTTTAATTAAAACTTCTTGTATGGCTTTATTGGTTCTACCACTATCGTTCATCTTGGCTTGCAAATCTGTTTGAATAAATTCTCCACCTCTCAAACCTATATCATCAATCTCGTACTCAGTATCCATACATTTAGTTACCAGGGGTGATAAATAACCATCATCAATCAAACGAATAAAGTTATCACCGCTACCAAAGTCTATTGCGACATCATCAAAGATAGATCCCTCACCTTCAGTCAACATACCAGAGTTAAGTCTGTATGGAGTAGCGGTAAAGCCAACCACACGTAAATTTGAGTTGCGTTCTTTAAGGGCGACAACGAGGGAGCGGTACATTCCCTCGCCGTCTTTTGGAACAAGATGCGCTTCATCAATAGCGAGAAGATCGAATAAGGGCAGTTGATCTACCTTGTTCCAAACTGATTGAAGCTGAGCATAGATAATATCGTTATCTGTATCTCTGCTTCCTAAACTGTTGCCATATAACCCTATATCTCCATAAGGCCAAGCGTCTTGTAGCTTTTCATAATTTTGAAAAAGTATTTCTTTAACATGCGAAACAATTAAAGTTTTTTGTTTCTTTTGTTCATTCATATGCAGCACAAAGTCTGCAATTACATGAGACTTACCAGAGCCTGTTGGCATAACAACCAAAGGATTGCCGTCCTCTATAGCAATATAGTTTTCCAGCGCATCTAAAGCTTCTTGTTGGTAATCTCTTAACGGCATTTACTTCTTTTTCTTTTTAGGAAAAACTTTCTTTACAACTTTAGATAATTTGCCAGACTTCATAATTCGATCAAGCCTGTTGATTGTTTTAGCTTTTTTATTTTTCATCTTTATTTGCAAAATCAGTTTTAGTTTCTTTACCGCTTGCATATTTAATTTTTCTAAAATGTTCTCCAGCGCCTTTTTGATATTCATACCAAACTATTTTTTTATCATCTTCTTCGGCTTGAAGTTTCTTTCTTTGTTTCTCTACACTTTTTTTATACTGAGTCATTTTCTCTTGATCCCCCTGGTAATTGTTCAACGTCAAACCAACCGCACGGATAATTTACACCTCTCATTTGCCTTGACCTCGATATTTTTTACGCGTCTTGCGTTTGTTAGTTCCAGCGCCTCGGCTAAGCCTTGAGTCGCCAATAGATGTTTTCTTTTTAATACTTTGTATTTTTTCTTTAACCCACGTTTTTGCCATTGTCTTTTTCCTCTAAATGTTTATAAAATTCTGCAACTGCCATTATCTCCTGCCAAGTGCCGTCGTTTTTAATACAGTTGGCCCGATGAGAAACAACAAGAATGTTGCCTATAACGTAACCTTTGCTGTTGTCTATTCTTTCTAGCGTTGGAGAGCTGTATCTGTCTTCATATCCATGCACAAGCTCAATACCAAGAACTGGGCACTTAAAATCTTCTGGCCATACATCCCAAATGTCTTGGGGTTTAAGAGTACAGGGCGGCCATCCTCTTTCCAAAGTTCTGCGCCTTGCTCCAGATAACATCTTATGCGCCCAATAAGAAGGTTTGTTTCTTTTGTTTTCGTTGTAGCAAGATCGACACTCCCACCTAAAAGGCGGAGCTTTCTTTAGTTTTCTATTGGGAAAGTTTACTGAGTTCAATTCTTTTGTTTCCTTGCATATAGGACATTTTCTCACCTTGGGTCAATAGCCTTTAAATATAGTTCTTGCCAAAACTTAACTTGATGTCTTAAGTCGTTGTTTTCTTCTGCTAGTTTTTCTAAATCTATTTGATTGTTATCGCCTGGAATACAAATGCTAAAAAATATTTTGTTTCTATCAACCTCTTGTTCAAACTTATCTCTTAATAAGTCTGGCAAGTTTTCAGCGTTAGGGTCTACCTTGTCAACATAGAAAGTCGCTCCAACTAAAACCTCTCGTTCTTTTCTTAGCTCTTTCATAGATTTCTATTCATCCACCAAAGCAAATAAAGTAAGCCGCCCCCAGCGTAAGCGGCTATTATTCCTAAAACCCATAAAAGAAACTCAAGCATCGTTTGTAAATAAAGTTTCTTCAGTATTTCTCCAAATATCAATAAATTCTGGAGCCGCGCTTGAGTGCTCTACATATATAGTTATATCTCCTACCTTTATATAAGCAGAAACTTCAGATCTTTGATCTATTTCAATACTCATTTGGATGCCTCTTTATAAGCATGCTCAAATAAAGCTGGGTGATGTTGACGAATGTACTCAACAAACTTGCTCAACCTTTCGGTTGATTGCATGTCTTCTTCTACATCCGCAGTATGTTTGGGAGCTGGCAATCCTGGTTGTAAAGCTTTCATACCTTCTCTTATAAAATCTATTTCTGTCATTGACATAATCTTCTCCTGATTAATTGTTTCACTAATAGTATAAAATTTCAGTTGCTTTGTAAACACCTTTTGATATACTAAGGGTATATTTATTTTGGAGAGCATAAATGACGATAGATAAAAAGATGTCAGATTACGTAGACCACACCAGAGATTACTTACAACAACTGGTATGCCAGATCATTAAAGTTTATTTACAATCAGGCGGGGTAGAGACAACCAGCTCGGATGCAAACTTGCAGCAGATAGAAAATGATAGGGATCGTTTGATTGATATGGTTAACAATCTAGCTGAAGTCGAGAAAAGAAAGGTTAAAACGCATTAACATGGTTGAGTACCAAGGCAAAAAAGTTACAGTTAGAACCAAAGTCAAACATGAATTGTCTGACGTGGTTATTGCTTGGGTCAATCAAGTTGTTAAGAATCCAGAGGATGTCATTGTTGATTGGAATCAGATGACAGCAAAGGAACAAGAGGAGTTTGAAAGACAAGCTTTCTTGTTAGAGGGTAAACTCCACAAAGTTATCGGCGTGCAGTTTGCAGAGATAATTAGTAGCAACAGCTACACTAAAAAAATATAGGAGAAGGTATGAGTAAAATTGGAGATTTATTAATAGGTATGCAAGAGGACGCTGAATGTGTTTCAGCTTCTTGCGAATCTTTTGAAAAGTTTGTAAAGGAGATGCGAAAGCTAAATATTTTATACACGCCAAGTTTATTAGAGGATTATTGGGATGGTTATATCCATTCTCAAGAACCCCCTTGCTAATCGCGAACAGGCAATTCATTCGGCTTGTATAAACAATAGAAGTGCAGTTGCGGCGAGGTTTATTCATTCTCGTCTCCAGGGACTTTGAGGTGTAGTCTTGCAACGATACACACCTCACCTTTTATTGGAGAGCATATGTTAAAAGCAGACGGATTTGACGAGGCCATTATTGGCATGGCTGACGATATCGCAACCAGCGGCCAAAGATTAATCTACGACGCCAATAAGTGCATTGATATTCTTATCAAAGATCACGACATGAGCGAGATGGAAGCTATCGAATATTTTGAATTTAACGTCTCTGGCGCTTACGTTGGCGAGAACACCCCCATCTGGTTATACCCATACGAAGATTTATAAGCTACACTTTAGATATGAAGATAGTAAAAATGGAAAAAGGCCCACCCACCATCGAAGAAGGTCGACGCAGACTCGATACCCTCTTTGAAGATTTTATTTCTAGAGGAGCTGACGCAGAGTTTGTTGCCTTACTTATCTTTACTTACGGCGTAACTGAAACTCTCAATTACGCGCAATCGGTCGAAGAAGGCGTGAGAAAAATAGATGATATACTCAACGCAGAGTTTGGCCTAGAAAAAGAAATCGTTTTTACCCCCGAGTTCTTAACAGAAGAAAAAGATCCCGAATAGTTTTGTCACACTTTTCTGACAAAAGTACCCCCTTTTGGGTCGATTTTGGCTATATTTGGCTTAGTTTTGTCAGAGTGTCAGAAGTATCTGACAGCTAAAAACGTGATAAGAATGCACTTTAGGCGTTTTGTCATATTGTCAGGATACCCTTAAAATAACCCTCATATTTACCTCATAATCGTAAAAGAAAAGGGTAGGTAAAGAAAAGTATGACAAAAGTATATATATAGGTATAAATATAATAATATATATATAATTATTTATTGTATTAGTAGTACTTAGAGAGGTATTGATAGTTTTGTCAGAGTTTTGTCAAGAGCTCTGACAAAAGTAGGAGAAGATATGTATAAATTAGTAAAAAAATGTCGGGAGGTTTTGCCTCAAGAAGTTATAGATTTGCTTGAAAGACCAGATGTAGTAGAATTAGTCAGGTATTTTAACGGACGATTAATTAGCTATAAGGTGAGAGATGAGCAAGGACGAATCGAGGATCAGACAGAAAGTGAAGATTGAACCTACACTTGCAGATGCAGAAGATATGCCTGTTGAGTATATGAATCATAACGAAAAGAATCTAACCAAGCGACAGCGTTTGTTAGTCTGGAATGCAGTCAACGATCCTACTCTTACTTTTGCAGAAGCGGCTAAGAAGGCAGGCTTTAAGAATCCAAAGGTTGTTAGTCGGTATATGGGGCCCAACGGGAAGTATCAGCACGTGTATAGAGAATATGAAAGATTGATGGCGGAAGCGAAAAAGAAGTTTGAGCTTACGCATGATAACGCAGTCGAGGATTTGTATAAGCTGAGGGATGACGCCTGGAGTGCAGGTAATTTTACAGCGGCGATTAACGCGCAGAATTTACTTTTGAAAGTCGGGGGCCTTATTGTTGATAGGCGGGAAGTCTTGCATGGGAAAGTAGATCAAATGAGTCGGGGTGAGGTAGAAAGACGTCTTGCTGATTTACTCGGGAAGCAAGCTATAGAACATAAATCGGGAGTCGAGATTGAAGATAAATCGGGATTCAAAGATAAATCGGGATCTGAAGAAATCGGGGAGATTATCAAAGAAGAGGTTGTTAAGAAATCTAGTAGGGCTAGACCTATACCAGAGGAAGGGGAGAAAGAGGACGAAGATTAGTCCTCGTCATAACACTCATACTATCCATCCTATTACAGTAGACCAAAAAATAAGACCAAAGGCTAACATTAAAGTCCAACTAAAAATTATAAATAATCTATCTTTCATCTTCGGTCTCCTGTTTTTTATAGGCACATACTACAAAGTTATATCCCTCTGCATCTGTATCTAAATCTAATAAATCTGTAAGAATATTAAGGACATTTACTTTATGGCTTTCTGCAAAGTCCACTCCAAACCAGACACCTTTTGGTACTACAGTCCAATCATTTTTTTCTAATTCTTCTTTAGTTATCATCTTTCTCCTTTTTTCTTTTTACTATTTTTAATCCATTCATGTCTAACATCTTCTCTTTAACAAAATCGTCAAAGCCAAGTAATTTGTCGGGGTTGCCTACATCATCATCTTCATAGAGTACAGTCCAGACTTCTAATCTAAGTTTGTCATGGGGAATATCATCGACCTCGTTAGTTACTCGCACTTCAAACTCTGTTCCTTGCCAGACAAAGTGGAGGCAATCAAAGTATTCGCCTTTACCATCAAAAACTTGTTTATTCTTCTTCATCATCTACTCCTGTTTTACTATCAATTAAAAAACTTGTTACTAAAAAAAATAAAGCCAAGAACTCTAACAATCTTCTGACCTTTTAAGATTGACTTCATAGGTTGCTAAAGATACAGAAGTATCTGTTTCTAAGAATCCTTTTTGATTTTTTGTAGTCGGGTAGAAAGAAATATATTGGCGTCCAGAGACATCACACGTCCAGAGGTTAGCGTCTACCAATTCTCCCTCTTCGGTTTCAAAGTTTGTCCAGTTATCGTCTTGCCAATATTTCATTTTTGTTTCTCCTTTTAAAATTAGGTGGTAGTTTTTTAAGCAGACCTGCCAACTACTCCCTATCCTAGCTTTATACTCACACTCTAAGGTCTGGTGAGTGTTTGTAGTTAGTGCATGGTGGTTTAGTTCTCATTTACTTTTATCCTTAACACGCACTTAAGACATATAAGACCAGTGGGATTTTACAAAGGCTCACTCCTAACTACAAAACAGATACTAACATTAATAATTAATTATTGTCTACTGTTTGTTGAAAAATAAATTATACAAATTGTTTGCAATTAGAATTAATTACAGGCATTATAAGAGAGTAATAAATTTTAGGAGATAGAAATTATGAATAAAGATAACAAAAAAGTCGGTTCAATTATAGGTGAATCATTAGAGCGTTTAAATAAAAAAGCGAATCCAGTTGATATAGCTGGAATAGGCGTGTCTGATCCTTACCCAAAGATAGACCACGATAAACTTGACGCTTTGCTTCTCTGGGCAGAAAAGAACCTTAAAAATGATATGAATGTTTTCGCAACCTATTTAGAGAAGCTTGAAGATTTATCTGGGGCAGAGTTGAGAGTGTTCAATAAAAAAATGATTGGCTTGGGTCTAAAAATAGACTGGGAGGTTTAAATGAAATCATTACTTAGAACAATCTTAGACGAGTGTGAGAAAAATAAACTCATGTATCGAGCGAATGCTTACGATCTCTGGAACAATGGGTGTGAAGATATGATTGTCCCTTGGGGATATGACTTTGAAGCTTTAACTGAAACTATGAAAGCTTTTGAGTTAGATGAACGCATAGGCAACATTCAGATTCTCCCCGAGAGCAAAGTTAAGACTCATGCAGAATTAATAGATTCTATCAGATCAGATTTATTAGAATATTCTTTTGAAGATGAAGAAAGAAGTTTAATTGAAAATTTGACTGATGAGCAAATTATCAGCGAACAACCAGATGAATATTACTCTGGATACTATTGGATTATGTGGACGAATTACGGGGGCAATGAACACCTTGATTGTTTCACCGACTATACAACAAGCTTAGATAAATACTTTGATGTAAGTGAGTTGACCAATGATTGGGAAGATCAGTACAACGAATTTAAATTGGGATTGATCTAATGAAGCTTAAAACAGTGAGAATTACAGCGATTATGGAAACTCATTTAGAGTATGTATGCAACATACCAAAAGATATGTCTCTGGAAGATTTTAAAGACTATTGCAAAAATGAAGATATTGCTGGTGGTATGTGGGAACAAGGGGAAAGTATGTTTTCTGGTTCTTGGAGTTGGGGAGAAGTGCAAGAATTAGATTTTGATAAAGACGCCATATTAGAAATGGGGGAGAACTTAATATGTGCCAAGTAATAGAAACAATAAAAACCAAGAACTATGTTGCAGAAATTATCAATGACGAGGACTGCTATAACCCTAGAACAGATTACAGTCTAGGAACGCTAATAGCATTTCATTCTCGTTATGATCTATCCGACAACGATAATTGGGATAAGAAAGAATTAATATCTTATGTAGAGCAAGAGGATGTCTTGGCCTTGCCCGTATATATGTATGAACATTCTGGAATTGCTCTTTCAACAAGTGCATTTTCTTGCAAATGGGATAGTGGTCAAATAGGTTATATCTTTGTTTCTTACGAAGATATTATCAAAGAATACGGGAAGCTAGATGTTGAAACTGCTACTAAGGTTCTTGAACAAGAAGTTAAAGAATATTCCCAATATGTTAACGGGGAATGTTATGGCTACATCATTTATGAAAAGGACAAAGATCCCCAAGATCATTCAGAGTCTTGTTTTGGATTTATAGGCTATGACTATATAGAAGAAGAAGTTAAATCCATTCTTAAAGATTTAGAACAACAGGAGATAGCCTAATGGATATCGGGGACAAATGTGTTTGTTGTTGTCGGGATACTTCATTCGGAACGGGGCTATTCGTTAATAGAATCCCAGCGGATGCTGATTATCATTCTGAGTATAACGGGGCGATAGTTTTTTCTGAGGGTGAATATCGGGAGGGATATTTATGCCCAGAGTGTTCTGCATTACCTTGTGATAGGTGTAATGAAATGGTTCTTTTGGATGAAGATATAACTCCGATTGATTTATATGGAATTGAAGATTCTAGAAGCGAACATAATTTTTCTGACGGCTCTTATAGAGTGCATTATAAATGTCTTAATAAAGAGGAAAAAAAAGTATTCGACAATTTGTAGAATAACTTTTATACTAGGTATACCCGCAAGGGCATTTATAGGAAAAAAAATATGAATAACTTAAATGATACTTTTGAAGCTTCTAGAATTTACAGGGGCAATCGACACATTATTAAAGACCAAATTATCCAAGGCGACGATTATGTCGTTGACGGGGTAAGGAGATCATTCTGGAGTAATCCAGATAAGTCTCATTCATGCCATTTATTTAAAATGGTTAGGGGCGAGATCATCGACCGCATAACAGTTGATTCATTCGAGGGCGAGACGCTTAACGAATTTATCCAGAGAACTGAAACTATTTTATTAGGGGGTAAATAATGAGTTTAATTGTAGACTTTACTAAAATTGATGAGGTTGCCAAGAAGGAACTAAATCAATATCAAGAAATGATCGGCTATTATATGATGGCAATCGGCATGGGTGAGATTACCGAAAAAAATCATCTTGAAGTGTATGCTCGTTTAGTCTTGCTACAAGCTAGCACGCTGGACAGCAGTAAGCCTTGGATAACTCTAAGAATGGTTAAGGGTTTAATCAACGCTAGATTTAATATTGCCTTTGAGAGCAAAGCCAAATTCTCAACGAGAATGATGAAGGCTACGCTCAGAGAAGTCGAGAGACTGGAAGCTAAAGAATCTAAAGAGGTGGCTTAGATGATTAGTACAATTAGCCAATATGATTTTGTCGACGCTTTTAGAAGCTTGCGTCCTAACAACTTCTCTTACGAGGGGTTGTTAGCTTTGTTCGATTGGTTTGAAATGTTAGAAGAAGATTGCGACCAAAAAATAGAATTAGATGTTATTGCGATCTGTTGCGATTTTTCTGAATATGAAAATTTAAAAGAGTTCCAAAATGATTACGGGGATGAATATGAATCTCTGGAAGATATAGAGAATACTACAACTTTAATTAGAATTGAGGATGAGGATGGATTTATTATTCAGCAATTTTAAAAACTATCTCCAATAGTTTAAAGGGTCTTTTTAGACCCTTTTTTTATACCCGCAGTAATCGGTCATATATCTGCCTATTCTATAGGCGGGTATGTATGCGTAAATTAATAGCATTTTCCTTGCTTCCCAGCCTTTCCTTTTAAAAGTTTCAGAGAAATCAATCGGGAATCAATCGGGAGGTGATCGGGGAGACCTAGCGAAGCCCCAGAGTTATTATTTACTTTTATATTTACATATATATTTAAGATCATTTTAAGAATAGAGGATATTTTGAGGGCGGTTAGAAGTGGTCAAAAAATGATCAATTCATTTTGACTATTAAGGGCGGAAAAAACCAATTTTAAAAAGTGCTGCTTTTTAATCAAAAAGATCAAGTTTTACATTTTGTCTCCAGTTGCTATAATTCTCTCAAGGCGGACAATTTCGCGAGCCTGTTTTTTGGAGATAGAAAATATGGATAAACAAAAATCCAATTTAGAAGTGGTCAAGTTCAAACTTGAATTCACTTGGTTAATGATCGTGACTGGCAGAGACGAGGAAGCGAGTGCAAATTTTAATGAAGCGCTCACGCTCTTAGATGCTGAGATCGAAAATCAAAAAAAGGTGGCGTAATGAGAGAGCAATTATTAGACACTTTAAATTTAAGTATCAGAAATACTCCGCTAACTGGCGGAGGCATTTCCGAGAATCCTTATATTGCTTTGTCCTTGATTGATCGAGGGCTAGCAGATACAAGAGCTTACGCAATCGGCAGAGCCTTGGAGAATAGAGACCTTAGCAAATTGGCTTCCGCTATCTGCGAGTGCGATAGCTCAAACTTTCCTAGGCTCGTTAGATTAGAGCCAAGGTTGTTCGAGCTTCTCCTCTCTGACGAAAGCGTCAAGGGTTATTGGGGAGTCCTGAGCGAGCGACTAGAAGAGGTGATGAAATGAGTTTATCAAAAAGACATTTTGAAGAATTAGCAAAAGATATTAGAACTTTGACAAATTCTGATATGAGATTTCAAGAGCAAAGAAATGAAGCGTTCTCTCTTTTTATTGATGGTCTTTGTTATTACTTCCGCCAAGAAAATCCGAGATTCGATAGAGATAAATTTATCAAGGCTTGCGGATTTATTGACGGATTATATCCCGATGAAAATGAATGATTGAGGTAATATTATTAGCCTTGATAGTAATTAATAAACTGATTGACTGAGGAACTTGGGCGGACTTATCCGCCCATTTTTGTTATTTTTTATAAATTTACAGATATTTTTGGGAGGAGGGCGGTCAAAAAAAAAATTTTGCGCTTCGCGTAATATAATCAGCGCAAGCGCTGTTATAAGAATTAACACGCTTCGCTTAGTTAAGTGCCTGCGCAAGCGCAGATAAACTCTTTATACGGGACTCTATTGACTTCGGTATCTCGGTACAATCGTACAGCTTTGTTTGAGGGTAACCCCCTGGATGGTGTGGGTGTATGTAGTATAGGCTACAGGACAATAATATGAATACTCAAACTCTCATATCTAAAGATTGCCTTTTTGAATCTTGTCGGATATGATTCGTATGCAGGTAAGGTATTTTTGCACTTCGTTCAATCTATCTTCTCCAAGATCTTTACTTTGCCTGCCCCTAAAAAAATTTTTTCCAGCCAAAAAAAATCCTGAGACGAAAAAGTTATCCACATTTTTTCCCCAAAACAAAACCAAATAAACAAAAGGGTACCCATACCCCCCAAAATTTTTCTATACTTTTTAAACTTTTGAATGTTAGAATAAGTCAACCGAGGAAACGATATGGGATTTTTAAGTAAAATAAGAAATAGAGTTAAGAAACAAATACAGCCTAGTATAGGATCTATTCGTACCCCAGATAATTTTGTACCTCCTCCTCCTCCTATGGATTTAGATAGGATAATGAGAGGTCCTGGATTAAATCCGAGAAATAAATTTGATGGGGTTTTTATATCAAAGCCGAAGATTATTGATCGTATTCCAGGCAAAAGACCTAGCTCACCTCGTCCGCGCCAAACAATTGAAGAATTGTTAGCAAGCAGACCTGGAATAAAAAAAGTAGAAAAACGTGGCGGTTTTGGATTCGGATTAGGCGAAGCTATCCGTAGGTTAAACCAACAACAAGGTATGAGACCTCAACCTATATCAGACAGAATGCCCGATCAAGAAACTTTGGATAAGTTTAGACAGATGGCAAGCAGGTCAAATCCTTTTGTTAGAGATATGATTACGGATGATGGCAGGATGTACGCGGGAGGATCTCCTGGTCTTTATAAGCCAGGTGGAAGATTTTATAATCCAAGTGCTCGTTTACAAAGGCCTAATTTTGATATGGAACAGATAAGAGTAGCCAGAAGAGATCCTTCAGCTTTAGAGTCTTTACCGATGGGCGACATGCCGATGGCTCAAGATCTTCCAGAAGTTTCACCTGTTGGAATGATGCCTCAAATGCGTATGGACGGCATGCAAGATATGCAACCACGTATGATGATGGCAGAAGGGGATGAAGTAATTGACCGCTCGCCCGAGCAAGAATTATTTAGCTTGCAAGCGCAACTTGAAAATTTGCAAAAACAATTGCGTTTAGACAGATCCTACAACGACGATCAAGCCGTTATCAATACATCTGCTGAAATGTCTGCAATTCAAAGAAGAATGCAAGAAATATTAAATGAAGGTGGCCGTACTATATCTGAAAAAGCTAGAAGAGCAATAGAGGCTGGAAAAGGAAGCGCCATATCAAATTTAGATAGAGAAATATTAAAAAATAGCAGACCCCAACTAGCAGGCGGCGGAGACTTCCCCGACCTAACAGGCGATGGCAAAGTAACTCAAGCAGATATATTAAAAGGCCGAGGCGTTTACGCAGAAGGCGATGAGGTAATTATGGAAGAAAATGAAATAGACGCCATGTTAGGCGGTATGGATTCTGAAGAAGCTGGAGCTATGGAAGACCTAGAGCAGATGGCTCCAGAAATGGAGATGATCGATCAGCTTGTAACAATGGTTGTTCAAATGATTCAGCAAGGCGCAAGTGAAGAAGAGGTAATGATGTTCCTCAGAGAGCAAGGGCTCGACGATGAAGATATTGGTACTGTCCTTCAACTTGTAGCTGAAATGGCAGAAGCCGAAGCGATGCCTCAAGATGGTATCGGAGCAGAACTAGAACAGCTAGTCTAACGATGGCCAACGAGCCAACCAATATAGAAAATCTTTTACAGATGCTGAATCAATCAGCACCTGTAACTGAGGCTCCTCCAGGAACTTTCGACGTCGGTTCAATCGAACCATTCAATCCGATAATGGATAGGTATAAACCTAATCCGTTGGATGAGTTTGCGATGATGATGGCTGACCCAACCAAAAAATTAAAAGTTATTTCTACTCCAGTTAAAATGCAACTCAAACCTTTGTTTGCTAAAAGAAATAAATTCAAACAATTAATAGATAAACAAAAATTTAATTACGAGCGCGGTCAAGACTTAGCATCTAAGACCGATCCCGACGCTATTGACCAAGGCACTTATATGATGAATGCTGCGATTAAAAGCGGCAAAAGATTTCAGCAACAGCTGAATGATGTAGAAGAAAAAATTAGAAAAATATACCAAAGTAAATAAATGGATTTTTCCAAACTTACAGAGGCTGAACTCAAAGAAGCCCTGCTGCTTTTAGAAAAGCAAGACGGTTACTCAACGCAAGATGAGTGTCAAGAATCTTTTTTGAGTTACGTCAACCACATGTGGCCAGAATTTGTCTGCGGTCGTCATCATCAGATATTTGCCGAAAAGCTAGAACAAGTTGCTAAGGGTGAGATCAATCGTTTGATTGTTAACATGCCGCCTCGACATACTAAGTCTGAGTTTGCCTCGACCTTCTTTCCGTCTTGGGTGATGGGACTCAAACCGAAAATGAAAATAATGGAGACGACCCATACGGGTGAACTCGCCGTTAGGTTCGGTCGTAAAGTGCGTAACTTGATGGATCAAAAAGAATACAAACAAGTTTTTCCCGACGTCAGTTTGCAGGCTGATAATAAATCAGCAGGGCGTTGGGAAACAAATAAGGGTGGAGAGTATTTTGCAGCGGGTGTGGGTGGTGCTGTAACTGGTCGGGGTGCGGATCTACTAATCATCGACGATCCGCATTCTGAACAGGATGCACTTTCGCCAAATGCGTTAGAGTCTGCCTACGAGTGGTACACCTCTGGACCTCGCCAGCGTTTGCAACCTAAAGGTGCAATTGTAATAGTGATGACGCGTTGGTCTTCGATTGACTTGACAGCCAAGTTGCTAGAAGCGCAGAAAGAACCTTTGGCTGACCAATGGGAAGTAATAGAGTTCCCTGCTATTTTCCCAGATACTGAAAAGCCTCTTTGGCCCGAGTATTGGGCGTTAGAAGAATTGCAAAAAGTTAAAGCGTCTTTGCCTGGAATGAAGTGGAATGCTCAATGGATGCAAACGCCGACCGCTGAAGAGGGGTCAATTATCAAACGCGACTGGTGGCAAAGATGGAAACATGATTCTTTACCCTCCGTTCAATATATTATGCAGTCTTACGATACAGCGTTTTCTAAAAAAGAAACGGCTGACTTCTCGGCCATCTCAACTTGGGGTGTATTTAGACCCAGCGAAGATTCGCCCGATTGCGTCATATTACTGGATTGTCAAAAAGGCAGGTGGGACTTCCCTGAACTCAAAGAAATAGCCATGCGCGAGTATCAATACTGGGAAACCGATATGGTGTTGATTGAAGCCAAAGCAAGTGGTACGCCACTCACCCATGAACTTAGAAGAATGGGCATACCTGTGGTAAATTATTCGCCGACCAGAGGCCATGATAAAACAACTAGAATGCACTCGGTTGCTCCTATCTTTGAATCTGGTATGGTGTATGCCCCGAACATGGCATTTGCCGAAGATATGATTGAAGAATGTGCATCATTTCCGTTTGGAGCTCACGATGATTTATGTGATACTATGACTCAAGCGTTGATGCGATTCCGCGAAGGCGGTTTTGTAAACTTAGATAGTGATTACGAGGACGAAGAACGCGAACCTAGACAGAGAGTTTATTACTGATGGCAATAGAAAGACAAACACCCGATCCTGCTCAAGAAGTAGAAGACATGCAAGATATGACAACTGAAAGACCTTTTGATGAGGTTGATGAGCAAATCATTCAAGTTTTAGAAGGTTTAGATGAAGAGGGGGTTCAGTATCAAGACGATGGCTCAGTTATTTTGGGAGAAATGGAAGAAGAAATGGGCGACGTTGGTTTTAGCGAAAACTTAGCAGAAGTTGTTTCTCAGTCTGAGCTTAGTAAAATTTATATTGAACTAACAGCTGCAATAGAAAATGATAAAGCGGCTAGAAAAGATTGGGAAAAAACTTATACCGATGGCTTGAAATATTTAGGTATGAAGTTTGATGATGCTAGGTCTGAACCTTTCGAGGGTGCGAGTGGTGTTATTCATCCGTTGCTTGGCGAAAGTGTGACTCAATTCCAAGCGCAAGCTTACAAAGAATTATTACCAGCTCAAGGCCCAGTTAAAACTCAAGTCGTTGGCGAATACAGCGCAGCTTCAGAAGAACAAGCTCAACGCGTTAAAGAGTTTATGAATTATCAAATCATTCACGTAATGGAAGAGTACGATGAAGATTTAGACCAAATGTTATTTTATCTTCCGTTAGCGGGTTCTGCTTTTAAGAAAGTTTATTACGATGAAAACTTACAAAGAGCTGTTTCAAAATTTGTTGCGCCCGAAGATTTAATTGTTCCTTACTATACAACCGATTTAGAATCTTGCCCAAGAATTACTCACGTAATCAAGATGCCAGAAAATGAAGTTAAAAAACTTCAAGCAATTGGTTTTTATAGAGACGTAAGAGTAAGTGATGGCAGCGATCTATCAAACGCATCTGGCGTTAAAGAAGAAATAGAAAAGCTAGAAGGAATGGAACCATCTTACGATACAGGTGAAGTTTCTAATCTTTACGAAGTTCATTGTAATTTAGACCTAGAAGGGTTTGAAGACGTAAATGCAGAGGGTGAATATACAGAAGTTAAGTTGCCTTATATCGTAACGATTGACAGCAACAGCGAAAACATTTTAGCGATTCGTAGAAACTTTGAAGAAGACGACCCGATGAAAAATAAAATCGAATACTTCGTTCACTTTAAATTTTTGCCTGGTTTAGGTTTTTACGGATTTGGTTTAACTCATATGATTGGTGGTTTATCCAAAGCCTCAACGTCAATTGTTAGACAATTAATTGATGCTGGGACTTTGGCTAATTTGCCAGCTGGTTTTAAAACCAGAGGTATTAGAATTAGAGATGAAGATTCTCCAATTCAACCAGGTGAGTTTAGAGATGTGGATGCACCCGCAGGATCTTTACGAGATGCGATTCAACCTTTGCCATTTAAAGAACCAAGCCAAACCTTGCTATCCTTGTTAGGTCTATTGGTTCAAAGCGGCCAAAGATTTGCCTCTATTGCAGAAATTAATATAGGCGAAGGTAACTCGCAAGCACCTGTAGGAACGACGGTTGCTTTGTTAGAAAAATCTACCAAGGTTTTATCTGCCATTCATAAGCGTTTGCATGCAGGTCAAAAGAAAGAGTTTAATTTGTTAGCAAATATTTTTGCTAAAAGTTTGCCCGAGTCTTATCCATACGCTGTAGCAGGCGGACAGATGGAAATCAAGCAAGCTGACTTTGATGATAGGGTAGATGTATTTCCTGTCTCTAATCCAGATATATTTTCTACTAGCCAAAGAATTATAATGGCTCAAGAAATGATGCAATTGGTTCAATCGAATCCGCAGATTCATGGTCCAAATGGCATGTATGAAGCTTATCGCAGAATGTATGCTGCGTTAGGAACTGACAATATTGATGCGTTATTAATTCCACCCCCAGACACCCAACCTAAACCGATTGAGTCTGGAA